CAGACGTTCCGCTACGGTCTTATATTATCAACAGTTTAACTGGCTTATATAGGACCATTAGACGTGTATTTTCTACAAAAGAGATACCCTCGTGAAAGAGTTTTAAAGTTCTTCTTTTATAGTCCTAGAACTATGCAGCGCTTTAAAGCAATTTGGAAACCTGGGTGTATCGACCACAACAAAATGAGTTGTGAATGTGATCTGCACGTTACTTTGTTATGCAAAAATGGAGATAATAAATGGGAAGATAATTTTATTATAACGAGACAAGGTGATGAGGGACGTCGAACAGTGCTTCAGATGAATAGTCTGTCTGTAGCTTATGTGTTGACAAAATATGATATGGATGATAATGGAGTTATAGAACGGAAAACGACAATGTATGAGACGACAGTAGATGCTAGAGAGCAGTTAATTAAGAATTGCTCCCATATAGACATACGTCCGCGTATTTTAGGTATTACAGAAAATTTGACTTCTACTAATAGAGTTATTGAGTTACCAGCATGGACATATAAGCTCGCAAGAGTGGTAGATTTAATATATGAAAAGATGTTATTTGGTAATTCTTACAATGAGATGTCTAAGTTATGGATGCAGACATCGCCAATACGCAAAAATCAAATTGCCGGTATAGATGATAATATATGTTATGGTAATTTTGACAAAAAAACAAAAAAATATAGTCCGCTTTCACTTAAAGATATTTGTCGACTCCGAATCTCTTTTTACAATACAGTTGCTTGTCGATGGGTTGGGAGAGAACAAATAGCTTATTCTACAGACAATATGACAGATAGTAAGAACATGTCGCTTTTTGAAGAATTTAATGTCAATAATGTTGAAAGGGGACCTGAATTTTTACTTGTTCAAGCGTTAGTTCCTAAAGCTTTTAAATTACTAGTTAGTATGATGGACCTTAAACGTTACAAAAATAGTGAAACGCCATATTATGACGATAAATTGATAAGATCATCACTTGGAAAAATGAACTCATCAGTAGGAATAGTACAATGTGAGTCTGGCTCAACTCCGTATGGAGTAATTAGAAAAACAGGAAAAAAATTTGAGCATGCTCATGCTACGATGGGTTATATTCATAAATGGTTAGTTAGGACAGCTCGAGGAGAACGTGTTCAATTTGACTGCAATTGTGTTATTAGATATAAGGGACAATTTTTCGAGGGATGGTGCAAGAAAGGTAGTAGTTTAGATAAATTATGTGAAAAATGTAGAGCTTTTTTTTTACCATCATTTGAACAAGTTGTTCTGGCTAGAATGGGGTCTGGTAATCGGCAGAAGAAAGAACGAGGTCGTACCCGAATAGGTCAAACGTGGTTATATGGAGGAGCATATCAACTTGCTAAACATCTTAATTATGACAAAAAAGGATTTAGATGGTCAAAAGCAGATGTGCTTAAAATGGATAAACATATAAGAGATTGGCTTTTAATGCTATATTCTGCTGTTCAACTTTATTATATCAATTTTGACGCAATGTCACCAGAACAACGCATGATACAAGAACGTATTTTAGAAGAAATGTGCGCAAATATTACAGTTAAAGTAACAGTATTTCCTAAAGGATTTTGGAGAATTTTGATAGGCACTATGTATTCAGGCGGATATGAAACATCAAATGGCGG